GGCTGTTGCGGTTGCTGCGGCTGTCTGCGGCCCGAATTCTGTTGGCGCTCTGGCACCCGCCCAGCCACAATCTGCTCATGCAACATCTGCTGTAACGCCATCTGCGCCATCTGCTGTTCGACAACCTCACGCGGCAGGAGCAAGCGCTCGACATTCCTCACGTCGAATGACTGGATAAGCATCTTTGTCAACTCGTAGCGGTCGATGTACGGGTTCTGAGCCGCCAGCGCCATGAGTTGGATCAACTGCTGGCGGCGCAGCTCCTTGTTGGCCGCAGGGTCCACGTTGGAACCGCTGGGCAGGTAGTCACGCTCGCCAATTAAATCCCCAGGTTCCACCATCACCCACTTCATACTGGCGTCCTCGCCAAAGAGGCGAACGACCCTGCTCTGGTCAAGGAACTGCTGGTTGTTTAGGTCCATCAACATAGCTAGACGCTTAATGCCTAGCTCCTCAAAGAGCATGATCTTGACATCAAACCGAATACCGGCAGAGGAGCTTTTGGTCACAACCTCCGTAGCCGTCTCCTGGCGGGTCGGGTCTACACCACGCACCACGGGCGGCACGCCGAGAGCGTTTTCCATGTCTCTTTCAATGATGTTGCCCTCAATGTAAGCGGAGGAGGGAACATCGGAAAACGAAATCTCCGTCACGTCATCCGGTTGGTCCACGAAGATAATGCCGTGTGGCCTGCTGACAAGCTCCGACTCGTCAATGTCGGCTCCACGCCGCACCTTCCACATGCGGTTTAGGATCATGCTAGCGTTATCAATACGCTGGTTCCGCTGAGTGTTCAGTTCCTCTTGCAAGTGCTGGATGATCTCCACAGCACTCATGCCGTAGAACTCGTTAGGCAACGGCTCGAAGCTGGCGACCACGTAGGGTTTCTTACCGTGCTTCCAGTACGGGTTCTGACCCTCGTATGCCAGTTCGCAGCGGTTGATGAGCATGGCGTAGCGCTGGTCTTCCCAATAGTGCAGGACCTCGTAGGTCAGGCCAATGCGTACACCCTTCTCGTCGGCCCAAAAGCCGTCGGTAGTCTCGGGCGCGAGTCCTACGGCGCTCATGCGCTCATAACGCCCGTCCTGGATGTTGGAAACAGAATGGACCTTCTCCCAGTCAATAGGAAACACACGCCCGAGACCTGCTTCTTCGAGCACGGCCAGCTTTTGCTCAATTTGCTCTCTTGACAACCACTCCCGCTGAAAAACAAATCTGCAGGAATCAATGTCATACCCTCTCGGATCAGGCCAAAAGTCAAAGTAATCCACGACCTGAATCTCGTTGTCGTCCCACACACGCTCCGAAATCTCCTGGTACTCTACAACGAACTCGGGCTGCGCCCCGTTGTACACCACGTCAATCGGATTGGCAAGGCGAGGGATGGGGATACGCACCGTCCGGTCCTCCACACGCCAGCCTACCGACATGATCCCGGCGGGGAAGATGAGGACGGACGTAATGAAGTCGTAAAACTTTCGCTTGATACCGTTGCGGTCCAACTGCTCGTCAACAAGAGCGGAGGCGACCTTAGCCTTCTCTGCGTTCTCGGCCATGATTTCCGGCGTAGCGCCCACAAACGGGCGAGGGATGAACTCCAGGTACGGGCGTGTAGAGAAGAACGACTTGACAATCCTCGCCCGGATAGAGTCCAGGTACTCGTAGGTCTTGGGGATGTGGAGGTTGCTACGCCCTTCAATGTGAGCCTTCTCCCGCCAGCCACGATAGAGCTTATACCACTCCAACGCTTTCGAGTCGTATTGCTTGCGCCACGACTCGGCGTAAGCGAAACGAGTGACAAGCTCTGCCGTGCGCGCCTCGCGGTTGAAGTCGGCAGGAAGGCGAAACGTCGGTTGTTCTACTTGCACCAGCGGAGAAGCCATCACTTACCACCTTTGCGCTTGTTCACACGCTCCGGCAGCTTGCGCTTGCCGGTCTTGCGCTCCCACTCGCGGACCGTCTCCCACGGGATCTCGCCCCGCTGCGCCATGGCGTAGAACTTACGGCGCTGGGCTTTTGATTTAAACGGCATGGTCGCTCTTGGCCTCCTAGCCCCTCAATATCCCGTGATGGAACTCACCACAGGCGTGTAAGCCTTTCCCGCCTGCGCCTGCGCTCGTACAGCTCGCGCTGGCTCACCGTCTTCGGCGGGCGGGACATGATACCGTACCGAATGGCCTCCGGGCCGTGGTCCTCGCACTCATCTGCCACATCCTCCGGGTCGTTCTCGTCGTGGACGAGAGCGGGGAGGGTGCGGATAAGTTCGTAGCAGTTGCGGAATATCTGCAGGCGGGCCGTCTTGCGAGGCTGCCCCGTCACGGGGTCAGGCTCGCTGTTCAGGTCGTCGTAGGGCTTGAGCGCCTCCCGCAACGCCCGCCAGCCTGGAACCCTGCGGTTGTCAGCCGGGACCAAACCTTTCAGTCCGGCCTGGGCCATGATCTCTGCACCGGAAATGCCCCGATCCTGACGGCGGTTCCACAGGTCGGGGGAGGCCACGGTGTAGCTGATAATCTCATCTTTTGGCGTCATGCTGAGGATGATCTCAGCAGCCTCCGTGAGCGTCAGGTTGGGCTTGTAAAGCTCACGGTAGACGTAGAGCTTGCCCTCCGGCGAAACCGCCCACCAGTAGCAGGCCGTGCAGTCCAGGCCGTAGTCCAAGCTACGGAACCGCTTCCACCAGCGGGGGATTTCAAAAGGCTCGACGACGTGGATGTCCTCACGCCACTCGGGGAAATACTGCCCGGCAAACACGTTCCAGTCGCCTTCGAGCAGCGCCCTGCGCTCCGCTTCGGGCAAGCTCTGCAGGCGGCGGATGTAGTCCGGGTCGTTCTTGAGCAGGTAGGGGTTGTCCTGAACCCTGGCCGGAATGAAAGCGTACCGGACTCCCGTCTCGTCCTCCCAAACGATGTCCCGCAGGCCCTTGTCCACGAACATTTCCTTGACCCAAAGGTGGCCGATGTTCCCTGGGTTGCTTGCGGCCCTGGCCCTCGGCCACGCACCGGGGACCGTGGAGCGAAGACGGGAGCCGACCAGGTACGTCCACATGTACTTTGTGAAGTGGGTTAGCTCGTCAAAGCCGATGAAGCCGTACTCAGCCGACTGGTACTTGTGGACGTCGGACTCTCGCTCACAGTACCCAAACTCCAACACAGAACCATTCTTGAAGTACCACGCCTTCTCGCTGGCTCTCCACTCGCAAACGCTGCGAGGGAACTTCTCCAAGCTGCGCTGGATCAGAGACCGATTCAGCTCCGGGAACGTGCGGCGCAAAAGCAAAGCCTTGTTGCCGGGAGTCTCCACGCATTGGATGAAGGCCTCCCACAACAAGGCTTCGGACTTGCCGCCGCCAGCAGCCCCGCCGTACAACACCACATCGGCAGGGCAGGAGTGGAACACCCGCTGGCGTTCCGTGGGCACGTATACGGTTGAGAGGTCAAACTCCCGCACCCGTATCATTCGAGCCTCTGCGGCCTCGGCACGCCGCCCAGGTTGATGGTGAACTCAATCGGAGCGCCGCCCTTGCCGGTAATCTCCTGACGGTCGTTGTAGCGATCACCGCGCCGAGCCTTGAGAACGCGCTCAATCATCCTCTGATCGCCATTGAGGTAGCCCAGCATGAGCGCCGTCTCTTCCACAAGGTCCGTACAGGCTTCGTGGGCGAGCTGCTCCATCTCAACGAACTCCTTGTGCTTGCGCCATTCGTTGCGGACCTTCCACACAGACACACGGGCGCTGTCCGCCGCGCCGCTCTCGGTGCCCTTCCAGGACAAAGCCTTGAGGTAGACGATCATCTTCTCCCGCTCTGGGTGGCCTAGCATGAAGTCGTCGGGCACGATAAAGCGGTCGCTGAACACACGGGCCTTGTCAATAGCCTCTTTGAGGATGTTTGCTAGCAGCATCTGCGGCGGTTCAGCCAACGCTATCACCCAAAACAAAAGACCAGGCGCACATGCCTGGCCGTTATAGACAATGCGGCTTGAGTATATACTAGCATGTAAACCCCGCCGTGTCAACACTAATGCGATAACGGAGCGGCTTAGAAGCCGATCGGGTAGCGGGTAATTCTGAAAGGTTTTGCCGTTTTGCGCACGCGCCTGTTGCGGGAGCCGGAGGACTTCTTGCTACGGTTGCGCCTGCGAATATCCTCGCTGTAGGCTTGGCTGATACCGACGAACACATCCGAGG